CCGCATGTTATCAACTTAGTTGTTAGAATAGATAGACGATCTATTTTTATTTTTATTGCCCTCTAACTTGGGCTGCAAGTTGGTGAGATGATAACTCACATTGATATCATATTTATTAATTTATAAATTAATTATATGATTCCTTGACTTTTGTATTTATACAATAATTTCACACTATAGAGTTGATTACTCGAACTCTTATATGATTTATACATAATGATTTTCTAATCAAAATGAATGTATAGCACACTTTTGTGTGCAAGGTTAATCCCCTATTTATGGACTTCAAGATGAAGTACCTTATTCCATGGTTCCGGGAAGGGCCCCGAGCGATACGGAGAAAAATATCGAAAAGGAAATTTGCTATCAAGAAATACCAGCAAACAATTAACATGATCTCAACATTACGTTTAGCTTCTCAAAAGAAGCAACACATTGTTAGAATCAAAGGCCGATCGCCAAAACGATCTAAGCCGAGTACCATCGAAGGTATCTCAAAAAATATGAAACGCAATGCTATGAAAAATAGCAATACACCTCACAACAAATCTAAATCTTCTTCAGAATTAATTAAAACTGAAGAAATTACAACAATTATTACAGATTTAGTAACTCCTTCCGCTGACACTACTGTGTTAATGGAGGAATTAAATAATAATATTATTGAAGCTCATGGCAATTTATTTGACTTGAGTTCTAATGGTATTAAAAAAGGAGAGATAAATATTAATTCTTTCGTAGAATCTATGAAAGGATCTTTATCTCAGTACAATAAGAATGACGTTCGACACATTATCAAACTATTATCTACTACTTATTTATTAGGTACGATTAAAGATTGGACATCGTGGACACTCATATTAACTAACTTTATCTTAGATATTACAAAGGAATTAGAACTTTCTTTTGAAAATACTCTGGATGATATATCGACTGTGTTGCCATCTATGGAAGAGATGCGGGCACATGCGGTATATCATTTGGGAGAGGATTCAATTGAAGCTCAATCCAATGAATTTAATCTAGATAAGAATGGCAGATATAGTATGAACGACTTTCTTACTAAACTAAAAGAAAATGCTCATGATTTAGCTAATTTTCTCAAAGGACCGTGGGGTGCGATCCTTTGTTCCATTATTTCTTATATTGTGATCAAACCATTTGCTATTGCAGATAATTTTGAAATCACTGCTACTATGTTAAAATCTTTTAAAGAAGGATTAATGACTGTTCTTGTAGGAGATAATATGGATTTAATAATGATGGTGAGTGATACACTAACTTATTATATGGAAGTAGGATGGAATTTCTTTACTGGCAATGAAGAACCCGTCAAATACAAAAAAAAGATGACTGTTCCACAATGGCATGCAGCAATTACTGATCTCGATCAGAAAGAAATTTTTGCACGTGATATTTCTAATAAATCAATCACTAAAGCTGAACTTTTATATGAGATTGATACTCTCATCATTATGGGCAAATATTTGCAACAAATAGCTAGATATAAGAATAAATTTGGAATTATTACATCTCAACTAGCCAGTTTATCTAAACGTCGACTCAAATTACTAATGATATTACGTAATGAGGAAGGTCGGAAGCGTCCCTTGGGCATTCTGTTACATGGTCCTACCGGAGTTGGTAAAAGTTTTATGATAGATTTATTAATTAATATCCATTGTGCGTTTCGTGGACAAGAATTTAATGCTAGAAAGAAGTACAGTATACCTACAGATTCTGAATATTGGACAGGATTTACAGGTCAAATTTATGGTGTACTTGATGATGTTGGAGCAATGAATGCTAATCATGGAGGTGAAGCTTCAATTGTCCCAATAATTCGAATTGTCAATGAATATCCTTATGTTCCTACTCAAGCTGCCGTTGAAGATAAAGGTGTTTATGCTGTCAATTTCGAACTATTAATATGTTCATCTAATGTTCAAGATCTGAATATCGAGAAGTATGCATCTTGTCCTGCTGCTGTATTGTCGAGATTGAAACTAAACATAGGAGTACAAGCTAGTCCTAAATATAGAGCACGTCCAGAAGAGCCTGAAAGTTGTATTGATCCAGTCAAACTACAAGAGTATGAAGCAGTACATGGTGATGCCCCTGATGATCTACAAATCTTCACCATCACTGAGTATTATGCACCAAATGGTAATCATGCTCAACATGTATATAAGAGAGTAGCCCTCATTAATTCAATGAAGGAATTCAGACTTTACATGATGAAAGTATATGCTGAGCATGATAAGCGTAATTCATTCTCAGATATTTCTAAGGAAAGAATGCTTCGTCCTATGTGTAGATGCACTAAATATAAAGATGAATGTAATAAAACTTGTGTCTTCACTAATGTGCCTGAATCTATCAGTAAAAAGGACACCGATGATAGTGATTTCATTGGACCTAAACGCCTATCTGTATCTGATGTATATAATCTTACTGAAACAGTTTTGCCACAATCGGATGAAATAGATATAGGAGAGGAAGAAGAAAGTACTCATAACCTACCATCCTTTCTCAATTATGAAGATGATTTATATCTAGATGCTGACTACATGTATCAAGGAATTGACGTCCGTAATTTCGTGACTAGATTTACAGGTAATGATGTTTATTTTGATACAATGGAAGAGTGGATCACTTGGTTAATGTTCGAAATGCCATGGATATCATATGAATACGCTAAAAGCATAGTTGTGTCTTGTTTTAACTTAGCAGTATTTATCATGAGATGCATTAAATTCATTAGGAGCTTTGAATTATATACCTGGATTACTCAACTGGGATTATTCTTCATTGTAACTATTACGCAACATTATTTGTTAGGTACATTCTTAGTATTTTATTATAGTTGGAAAGTTATTAAGTTTTATTACTGGCTCGTTAGCTCACCTAATGCTAGTTGGCATTTGGAAAGACAATTTAATGCTAGATATGGACCAGATAAAGGTAAACAATTTTTCAAGACTAGATTATTTAAGGATGTATCGATTATTGTAATGGCTATCGGAGCTGCTAAATTATATCACTACATTCTATATCCTACTTTTTCTGATGAAGTGAGGGGAGAGATGATGTATAAAGGTTCTATGTGGCCTTCCGAATCCAGAACGGCACTATTCAGAGCAGTTGATGCACCATATAAGGCACAAAGACAGGCTAGAGCAGGTGAAGTCAATGTTGTAAGACAATCGGAAGTAACTTCTGAAAGGGAATGTGTTGCAACCGATGCTGATAAAGTGAATCAATCATTTTGGAATAAAGAAGATTTGAAGATTATTAAACTTGATCCACAACATGCTGGAAGTGGTATGCATGTTGATCATTTAGAAGCGCGTATCAGGAAGAATGATTTCTTCATAAATGTTAAAGCAGTAGGTTCAGACAAGATGAT